GCAACGATGAACCAGTTGCCTGCTGAAGTGCCTGCAGACGCGATAGAAGCCGCATGACGCCGCAAGAGTTACGACAGACATACAAGACGCTGTTCAACACCGACGACGGTCAGATCGTCTTGGAAGACCTGCGCACGCGCTTCCATGGCGATCAGCCGACGTTTAGCAGCGACGCTTTGGAGATGGCATATCTCGAAGGCCAGCGCAGCGTCATTTTGATTATCAAGAACATGATGAAAGACCTCGATCACAACATAATGGAGATGATGAACGATGAGTGAAATGCTCGCTGGTGAGCAGGTAGCGGAGGTCGCCGATACGGCGGTAGCCACGTCTGACGAAGCGGCAGTCGCAGCTGATTGGAAAGCTGCGCTCCCTGATGATTTGAGAGAACATCCAAGCATTGCAGGCATGCAGGACGTGGCATCGCTTGCGAAAAGCATGGTGCATGCGCAAAGCATGGTCGGTGCCGACAAGATTGCGGTGCCGGGCAAATGGGCAGACGACGAAGACTGGAGCCAAGTATACGACAAGCTCGGTCGACCGGCGTCAGCTGAAGACTACGGTTTGCAATTCGAGGTGCCGGACGGCGAGGCTGACCCGGCACTGACCGGCTGGTTTGCAGAGACGGCGCACAAGATCGGTCTGAACACGAAGCAGGCGCAGCAGCTCGCCGACTCTTACATTGAGTTGACCGGCGGCATGGGTCAGCCGGAAGTCGATCTGGAAGCGGCGAAGGCAGATGCGACTGCGGAATTGCGTCAGGAATATGGTGCAGCGTTCGATGACCGTCTCGGCAAAGGTAACAATTTTCTCGGCGAGTTCGGTGCGGACGGCCTGATGGAATTGCGGCTGCAAGATGGCACGCCGCTGATGAATCATCCGGCTTTTATTCGCACCGTGGTCAACGCCGCGCAGTACATCCATGAGAGCGTCAGCGAGGACAAGCTGATCGGCGACAAGGACAGCAATGTCGTGACGCCGGGCGAGGCGCAGAAGCAGCTCGAAGAGGTGATGCGTCCCGACAGTCCTTACTGGGATGCGCGACATCCGCAGCACGATGTCTACGTGCAGCGCGCGCTTTCGATACAAGAGATGATTCATCCAGACCTGGATGATGAATAGCGACTGAACGGATCAGGCCGACAAGCGAAAGCCCGGCCTGCAAAGCAAAGTCGTTGACGACAAAGCCGTGGATAACCGAGAGGCCCACGCAATAGGCCCGTGCAAACGGATAACCGCTGATCTGAAAACTTCAACTGATGGAGGCTGATTTGTCGACACAAATCACTGTGGCCTTTTCTCAGCAGTTCAGCACAAATGTCCAGTTGCTGAGCCAGCAGAAAGGCTCACTGCTTCGCCGTGCAGTCAGCGAAGAATCAATTGTCGGAGAGAAAGCGTTCTTTGATCAAATTGGTTCGGCGACTGCGCAGAAGCGCACAACACGACACGGTGATACACCGTTAGCTTTAGCGGCTTGATGCGGCGACGCATCTCGAAAACCGGGTGAACTCAAAGGAAGTCTGGCAACAGATAATTTTGAGCCAAGCCGACGAAAGTCGGAAGGTGCAACGACCATCGAGAAATCGAGTAGAGCCAAGCGGCTCGAAGCGCCCGGCGTCTTAATAGACGGTGACATGGTCTGATCTGCATGGCGACATGCAGCAGCGAAAGCGGTGCAAGACTAGCGACCTTGCGCGAACATTATGTAAGTGAAACGCCGCACTCGCGGCGCATGGTTACCATGGATCACTACGAGTACGCGGATTTGATCGACGATCCCGATAAAATCCAAATGCTCATCGATCCTACGTCCACTTATGCAAACGCAGCCGCGTTCGCTATCGGGCGTGCCATGGACGACGCCATCATCGATGCCGCACTTGGTTCGGCTTCGACGGGTAAGGCAGGCAGCACCTCTACGGCGTTGCCAGCTGGTCAAAAGGTTGCTGTCGGTTCACCGGCTGCTGGCCTTTCTATCGCTAAACTGGTCGAAGCGAAAAAGATTCTCGACCAGAACTCGGTTGACCCAAGTATCAAGCGATACATTGCGGTTCATCCAGAGCAGATCGAAGACCTGCTCAACTCGACGACTGTCACTTCTAGCGATTTCAATACGGTAGCTTTTGCCTAACTGATCGGCGACGGTCAGCTGAAAACGGGTCAAATTCGGGGAAGCCTGTAAAATGGTAATCCCGAGCCAAGCCGCATTGCGGAAGGTGTAGAGACTTGACGGCCCGCGTCTCTAGTAGACGAAGAGAAAGTCCAGACCACAAACAGCGGAAGCTGGCGGCGAAAGCCGTAGCTGGTACGGAAGGCGCTAGTACAAGGTGACATTAACACGTTCTTGGGATTTGAGTTCATTACCTCAACCCGCTTGAACGTCGATAGCTCAAGCCACCGCAAGGTGTTTGCTTGGGCCGAAGACGGCATCAAGCTGGCGGTCGGTAAAGACCTCAAGACCGAGATTGGCCCACGAGCAGACAAGAGCTACAGCACGCAAGTTTATGTGTGTGCTTCCTTCGGAGCGACCCGTAAATCCATGCGGCCTAGTGCGGCGACGCATTAGTGAAAACTCGGTGAACTCAGAGGAACTCTCGCAAGAGACAATTCTGAGCCAAGCCAGCGCAAGCTGGAAGGTGCAACGATCATCCAGAAATGGAGTAGGCATCAAGTGATGCCGAAGCGCCGAGCGTCTCACAGAGACGGTGATATGATCTGAACTGCACGGTGACGTGCAGCAGCGCAAGCGATCTTGGTCTAACGAACCAAGGTGAACACAAAGTGATGGAAGAAGACAAAGTAGTTCAAATTCTGTGCAGCGAGTAGGAGGTAGACGATGGCTAATGTAAATCAGACTCTGGTCACGAACTTCCTCGCCGATCCGCATGCGATGAACCCGGTTCATCAACTCGGCGGTCGGATGCGTGTCGCCAGCGGCACCATTGCTCTCGCGGCAGGAGACCTGTCTGCAAGCGACACGGTCATGCTGTGTCCGCTGCCGACGAACGCGTCGGTCGTCTCGATCAAGTTGTTTAACGACGACTTGGACAGCGGTACGACCAATACGTGCGATGTCGGTCTCTACTCTGCCGATGGCGAGGTTACCGCAATCGATGACGACGCTTATGCGTCGGCGATCACAGACCTTCGGGCTGCTGTGACGACCGGCACTGAGGTCGCCTTCGAGGCGCGTAACATCAACACCATGGGTCAGAAGGTCTGGGAAGACGCTGGTCAGTCCAGCGATCCCGGCGGTCACTACCTGCTCGGACTTGTTTTCGACGCAGCCGGTGACACAGCGGGCGATCTGTCGTTCGTGGTGACCTACGTGGTCGACTAAGGAAATCAGCGGGGAGCTGGCGATTGCGGCTCCCCGCATCCCTTTATGCGCGAGTTAGTTAAATACGCTTTGACCGAAAGCGAAGCGGAGACGATCCGCACGGTCACAATGATGCAGTTCGATCATCCGTTGGTCGAACGCATGGTCGACATAATGAAATTGCACGCACCGGACGCGGCGGTCACGCCAAAGTCGTATGTGCGTGTTGAGTCAAAAGCAGACGGTCACGACTGGCACTGCGACACCGGAAACATGGGTCACATGAAATGGTGCGCTTACAGCGGCAGCGTTTTGCTTACAGATGATTTTGTCGGCGGCGACTTTGAGTTTGAAGACGGCACGAAGCACAGACATTACCTCGATCTGCTGATGTTTAGCAGCGACGAAAAACACCGCGTGCTGCCACACGGCGGCGGTGATCGCATGGCACTGTTATTATTTTTGGGACGCGAAAATGGCGAGTGAAGTCGACATTATCAATTCCGCGCTGAACATGATCGGCGCGTCGAACATCATCAGCCGCAGCGAAGACAGCAAGTCGGCGCGTGTGACGAACCAGCGTTTCGATTACGTTCGTGACGCCGTGCTGCGTGCGCACCCATGGAACTGTGCGGTGACACGCCGCGCGCTCGCACCGGACAGCGATACGCCTGCGTTCGACTGGTCGTATCAGTTCACCTTGCCGACTGATCCATATTGCCTGCGCGTACTTCGTCTTGATTACCTCGATGTCGAGTTCCGCGTCGAAGGCCGCAAGATCGTCACTGACGAATCTACGATCAATCTGATTTATGTCGCGCGGGTCACTGATACGAACGAATGGGATCAGCTGCTCATCGAAGCTATCGCCGCGCGTCTGGCAGCTGATGTCAGCTTCACCTTGTCGCAGTCAACATCGCTCACGCAGAACATGTTTGCGCTTTATGAGAGCAAACTCAAAGAAGCGCGCTTCGTCGATGCGACTGAAGGCACGCCGGGTGCGGTGCTTGGCGTCGCGGCCAGCGGCGCACTTCAGGCCGATTACTTCACGGATGCTCGGCTCTAATGGCGAAAGCGACTTTCGCATTTAGTAACTTTACGGCAGGCCGTCTGTCGAAACGTCTCGGCGGTCGTACTGACTTGTCGAAGTATTACAACGGCTGCAGCGAGCTGGAAAACTTTATCGTGCATGCGCACGGTGGCGTATCTCGCCGCCCTGGCACGCGCTTCATCGCGGAAGTGAAAAGCAGCAGTGCAAGCACACGCTTGGTGCGGTTCCAGTTTTCGGTGACGCAGGCGTATGTCTTGGAATTCGGCAACAATTATTTTCGCATCTATAAGGACGGCGGTCAGATCACCAGCGGATCGCCAGCGACGGCTGTCGAGGTCACGACGACTTACACGACGGCGCAGCTGTTCGATCTCAAGTTCGCGCAGTCTGCCGACGTGATGTATGTCGTGCATCAAGATCATCCGGTGCGCAAGATTAGCCGCACCAGCGACACGGCTTGGACGATTACCGACGTTGAATTCAAACGTGGTCCGTTTATGGACACGAATTCGACAACGACAACACTGACGGCAAACGCGCGCACAGGTTCATCGATCACAATCTCGGCGAGTGCCGTCACCGGCATCAACAACAACACTGGCTTTCAGTCGACCGATGTCGGTCGCTACGTGAAGCTGCATCACGGCTATGCTGAGATAACGGCGGTCGGCAGCACGACGAGCGTTACAGCGACCGCACTGGAGAACGATGACTTTATTGCAGAGCTGGAGCCGGTATACGCAAGCAATACGATAAGTTTTAAGGAAGGCGACCCAGACGCGACCGGACTTGAACACAACGACCGAATCTTGGACAGCGACAAGCAGTTTCTGAAACAAGGTTTCAAAGACGGCATGGAGATCACGATCTCCGGTACAACGTCGAATAACAAAGACGTGCTAATCGTGAAGGTCACGGAAGACACGCTCGTCATATCGCCGTCTGATGATCTTGCCGACGAGGCAGCAGACAGCGGCCACACGTTGTCCGGCAAGCTGGTCGCCGATGATAAATTCGCGCTCGGCGCGTTTAGCACGACGACAGGCTTTCCAAGCTGCGTCGCGTTCTACGAAGAGCGCCTGACCTTTGCCGCGACGACGGCGCAGCCGCAGACGCTGTTCTTCTCGGTCGGCGGCAGCTTTGAGGACTTCGCCAGCGGCGACAAAGACGACAGCGCGCTGACATACACAATCGGGTCGAACGAGATCAATGTGATCCGCTACCTGTCGTCATCGAGGTCTCTGCTCGTTGGCACGCAGGCGTCGGAATTTGCGGTACGTGCGTCTGGCACTGACGAGCCGATCACACCGACGAACGCGCAGATCAAGCAACAAAGCGCGCATGGCAGCAGCGATGTCGAGCCGGTCAAAGTCGGCCACACGGTTTTGTTCGTGCAGCGTGCTGGTCGCAAGGTCCGCGAGCTGACCTACAACTTCAATAGCGATACCTATATCGCGCCGGACATGTCGATCCTAGCTGAAGACATTACCGAAACCGGCATTGTCGACATGACGTATCAGCAGGAGCCGGACAGCGTTGTCTGGTGCGCGCTGACAGACGGCAGCATGGCGTGCATGACATATCAACGCGAAGAGAAAGTCGTCGGCTGGCACAAGCACAAGATCGGCGGCATCAGCGGTAACTGCACGGTGACCGTGACCGACTTTGCAAACATCGCGGTCGGTACGAAATTGGTTTTGACAAAGTCAGACGGCACGACGGTTACCTTTACCAGCGAAGCGGCTGGATCATCGTCACCGAGCAGCTCGCTCGGTTTCAGACCAAACACCAATAACGACACAACTGCCGACAACATTCAGGCGGCGATCAACGCGCACGCAGATTTTACCGTGGCAAACCCTGCGGCAAACGTCCTGACGATCTACGAGACGACGCGAGCCGGTGCCGGTTTCTTGTCGATCACGTCGACCGACGAGGTGCGGCTTGCGGTTACAGATCAAAGTCACGCGCTTGTCGAGAGCGTTGTGTCGATACCGTCATCGTCAGAAGACGAAGTCTATATGATTGTACAGCGCACGATAAACGGCGCGACAAAACGCTATGTCGAATACATGAAGAATTTTGATTTTGGCACTGACGTGTCAGATGCGTTCTTCACCGACTGCGGACTGTCTTACAGCGGATCCGCTGCCACGTCACTATCGGGTCTTTCGCACCTCGAAGGCGAGCCGGTCGTTATCCTGGAAGAGGGCAGCACGCATCCAGATCGACAGGTGAGCAGCGGTGCAATCTCGCTGTCACGTTCGACGACAAAAGCGCATGTCGGTTTGAAAAACGAATCTACGCTGACGACGATGCGTCTCGAAGCTGGAAGCACAGACGGCACGGCGCAGGGCAAGATCAAGCGCATCGATGAGGTCACAGTGCGTTTCTTTCGCACGGTCAACGCGCAGGTCGGCGGCGATACATCGACGCTCGACCGCATACCGTTTCGATCTGGTGCCGACGCCATGGATGTCGCCATACCGTTGTTTGACGGCGACAAGGAAATCGAGTTTCCAAGCGGCTTCGATCAGGATTCGTTTGTTGTGGTCAGGCAAGATTTACCGCTGCCGATGACGGTGATTGCCGCCTTCGCGAGAGTGCAGACGTTTGATTAAGATCATTGATTTTGTCGCCGGTCACGCCGAAGACCTGATCGAGCAGGGCCGTCGTGACTTTGGGTCGCTCGCCGATGCCGACACAACCATGAAACCATATTTCGACACGGTCGCGGCACAGCCGGGCATGGCCTACAGCATGATCGACGACGGTCACCTGATCACGTCAGCGGGTATCTACAAGG